TCCAACATGATCTGTCATTTTCAATGATCGTTTGTTATCTGATGGGATTGTTAGCCAACACTTAAAAACATCAACTTGGTAAAATGGATAGGCTAATAAGCCACTAATCACTTCTTTCCTTGCCCACATTGGGTTGGTTGCTGCAATGTTTAATTGTATCGTTTTATACTCTGGTTGCCATTCATTGTAAACAACCCCTGCTATTAACTTTCCTTGAGAGATAACACCTATTGCTGTTGCTTCCTTAAAACCATTATTAACTTCTGGAATATGTCGAGACACCCAATCAGACACCTCTTCAGACTCTCCATAAAGTAATGTCGGTGAGCTCCTCATATAATGTGCCAGTTAGCTCCATCAGAAATAATAGTTAAAGTATCATACTGGGTGCCTAGTGTTTTCGTTGTTGCTCCATCAATTGTTTCAGATCCAGCCCCATCAATTGTGATAGTCGCACCTGCCAATCTTTTGACAATAATTCTCTGGTCTTTGTTCCCTACAGCCGTGAACAATGTGGCCGTTCCTGTTGCCATTAAAATGACACCATCTGTCGTTAACACTCCATAGCTCCCTGCTGGTGTTTGGATATCCCCACCAACACAATCAATCAGCACATTGATTTTTTCTTTCGCTGGTCTATCCCTAATATCTCTAGGAAACAATTTTTGGATATCAGTCAAATTTGACCACCTCGAACAAATGTGTAATTAGTAGAAACCCATGAAGGTCTTGAGATAGAAGTAGTAACCCTTACTCTTAAGGAAGCTGCTCTCCCATGACCACGGACACCCAACCACCCTTTAAAAACTTGATCTGCTTTTCCCCAAAGAGAGACACCCCATCTTGCAACGCCCCATTGTCCTGCACTGTTAGGTAAAGGTTGAGGCTGTCCGACAGGAGCGTAAGTAGTAAAATCCACGTTTAAATCCAGAGCAGGGTTTGGATTGCCTGTACTTATAAAAATGGGCTCGACTAATTTAAAAGCCTTTTCACTTCCTTTTGAACCAAAGTAACTGAAGGCTGCCATTGCGTCTCCAGTAATCGCTGTCCCAGCATCTGAAGGGTATGTATCCCCATTGGCATCAACCCCATCAAATTCGTGGACTGTCCCATCCGTCTTACCAAAAAACATTTTATCACCTCGCATTCCCCAACAAAGTGCATTTAGACCTTTAAATCTACAAGGCGCACCAGTTAAGGAATTAAAAACATATTGGTGCATTTCTGTTGCACTGATTGGGATGTTAAATATTAACATCTGTGATTTAGGGAACACGATGGGTTGCCACCCGAATAAATCCCCATAGCTTTTAACCGCGCTATTAACAGCATCATTAATTTGTTTAGATATAGCCACATTCTCAGAAGACGATCTATCCACAGAAAGAATGCTTGAAACGTCTTGGAACCCATTTTCTGAGATCAAAGCAAGCGAACTTCCGACCTTCGTTACGCAACGCCTACCGACAGGCCTCCCATGTTGGAAGACACCAACCAAAGCCCATGTACTAGCACTCGATGGGTCAGTCCCTGAGTAGACAGCAATCTCTCCCTCACTTGAATAAAATACAGCAACATCATCGGGGCCAGAACCTCCATCTCTTGTCCAGCTTCCCATTGCCATGATATAACCACCCCTTTTAAAAATACCATCAAGAGCAAATTCCAACGCTGCCCCATTTATTGTCCGGGTGCTTAAATACCAGAAAGAAAGACTATTTTTTTCACCAAAGAATATCCTTGCTTGGTGAGTAGTACACCATATCAAATTTGCAATAGTGGGGCCTGATACCGTAGAGTTCGCCCATGCAGATCCGTTATACGTTTGGGGAGTGTCTTCACCATTACAGGCAAAGAGAAATTGTCCTCCAGCCGTACCAATTTGAGTATGTTGAAATCTGTTATTTGACCGACTTGAAACAACCGCTGCCCCTACCGACCCTGAGTCTGTAACCTCGTAAATGCTTCCGTTGTTACAAGCATATAATTCATTAACTCCCGTCAATGGTGCATATTCCATTAGAGTCTCAACATTCCCACTCATACCCGTTGCATAAGATATAGAACCACCACGGAGCGTAACGTGTTCAGTCTCAGGGAAAAAATTATCTAAGATCACTGCATTATCTGAAGGCATGGATGCTAATGCGTGCCTAGTATCCCATCCCCCCGTTGGAGCAGGTAATGTTTTAGATACGGATGAAGGTCTTGTTCTCGTGATACCAAGGGTCATAGCGTGGTTGTCCCTCCTGTTGGTTTGCCACCAAAAATATCCCCAGCTAACAATGTTCCAGATGAAGGTTGATCGTTTTTAGCAAGCAATTTAAACATGTCTAAATATGTTTTTGCTGCCGATACCGCAGGGAGACCATCCCCATCAAGGTACTCGTATATTATGCCCAACGTCAAAAGTTCTGAATTAATCAATGGGATGTCAGTGTCTAAAGTGAATGCCACTTTTGGAGTTCCTGATGCTGCGATATCTACCCACTTATTTGAGACATACTCATAAGCGTAAGCCAACCCAGCCGTAGGTGTTGGGATAACTAAAATAGAATCTCCTCGCAATCTAAACTTTCTACTTCCTGTATTGTTGTAATCTGTGGCCTTGAGATTTTGCCATTCTTTAGGAGTGGTTGGACCCGTCATTAAAAAAGCGGCTGTCCTGTCCCAAAATGTTTCAGGGATAAAACGATCAAAATCTGCCTCCAGTATTGTTGACGTTTGTGTTTCGCTTGCGACTGAAGTAAAAGTCTTTTCTTTTGTGAGGATTTGCCAATGGAAAGACTTCATTAATGCGTTGCCAACCTTGTCAGCGTATCGGATCATTTTCAAAGTCTCAACCGCACCATTACCAATACCCGTGGCTGGTTGAGCAAGCCCGATTTCATCAGCCGCATTTTGAATTATCTTTAAAAAATTAGCCATGCTCTGCCATTATCTCCAGTTTAAGATGGAGGGGAGCCTTTGCAAGCACTCCCCAACATGACTTAGTTACTTCCAATACGAACTGCTTCTTGCTCACGGATAGTTTTATATCCATAAAGCACATCTAAACGACAAGGAAATTTATCGTCTGCAATTGTGTACTGACGAACAACTCTCATAGAGATGCCATCCATCACTTCACGGGCTGAGAAATCCACGCCTTTAGGCATGATTAGATCAGCCGTTGCAAATGCAAAAGCATTTTTACCATATCCCAATGATATGCCGTAATCAGCAGCGTTCCCAACTGCCGTTGATCGATCAGACTCAAGGCATGATACTGCTGCATTATTAGCAGGGACATTCGTTACATTTGCCTTGGCTCCTGTTGCAGTCAAGGACGGTGTGATGGTGATAGTAGTCGCTGAAGTTCCAGTTGTAGCTGCAACTGCAAACTGCTTGAGGATACCAGTGCTGGCCTTAGTCTCTGGGTGGACGCTATAAACTCCAGCGAAAACTATAATATCCCCTTTAACTAATGTTCCTGCGCCTGTATCAACTGTAATAGACGCGCCAGACTCACTCCCACCATTGACAAGGTAGTCACCAGTGCCATCATCAGTCCCAGTGGTATGGATAGGCATCAGAGTGTTCTGAAAAACGTCCGTATAGCCAAGGAAGTTATTAGCAACCATACCTTTACGGTAGTTATCAGACAACTTAGCAGGATCATTGAACAACCCCTTGAGTGCATCAACCAAATCAACATTTGCTTGAGTGTTCAGGAGCAAAGTTCGGTCATCACTCGCTAAAGCATCTGTAAGTTCTTTGCTAGAGTTGAGAACGTCCGTAATGGAGCAAGCGGCCCCAATGTCAGAAACTTCCTTTGAGACATCTCTATACATTGAAAGAGCATCGCTCTCAATAGCTGCACCCAATACTGACATAGCTGGCTTTAGAATACGGTCAGAGAAATCATCTAAGTCCGTTGTTAGATCAGAAGATAAAAAGCTAAGATCAACACCTTTCTGAGTTGCAACTTGTAGCGTTTCAGTGGCTTCAGTTGTGTCCTGAGTCGATAAAGCTGCCCCAGTACGAACTACATACTCATTAGGTAATCTGATTGATAGACTATCGCCAATCTTTGCACCACTCTTTGCAAAGCGGTCATCGTATTGTCGATTAATTGAGCCAATGAATGATAATTTCTGATGTAAAATCCGCAAGGCTTCACGGGTTACTGCGGTTGGTGTGATCAGTGCATTTGCCATTATATATTTTCCTTAAATAATTATTATTAAACGGGTTCTACCCCGTTCTTTTTCTTAGTTGAGCGTTACGTTTTGCAAGCCAAGACTTTGCCGAATCTTTATCTGTGGGGGTGTTTGATTTATGTCTGCCACCTTTACCCTTAACAGGTTTTGATTCTGTTGCAGTTGCTGGACTTATTTTGCTACCCTTTTTGACGTTTGCTTTCATCTTGTCAAACATCATCGCCTTGTATGCTAGTTCAGTCACTACTGGATCAGACCGCCACCCCGCTTCTGTTGCTTTTTTATCAGCCCCAAAAGTTTTGCAGAAGTAGTCGATAACATCACCCACTTTTTCGGTAAATTGCGGAATTCTGGCATTCAGGGTTTTCTCTCCCTCTGCTTCTCTTGCCTGTTTATCCGCTTGCTTAGTTTGGGCCATCTCGCCCTCCTTCGCACTTACCTGCTGGACTGTTGCGTTAAACTCCTTTGTCTTTTGCGAGATTGCATCTGAAACTTGTCTGGCTTGATCAGGGTTCGATTGCCAAAGCTGATTCAGGTCAATTCCGTTCAATTGGGCGAGTTCTTGGCGAATAGTTAAACCTTGTGAATACATGTCAAGGGTATCACCTTGCAGAGATAAAAGTTTCTCAGCCGATTGTTCTCTAGCCTCGATCTGCTTTCTCTGACTTGCTAATTCTTGCGTTTTCTTCGTGTAATCGGATTGTAACCCTTTGCCAAAAGACTCGAATTGTTCCGATTCCTCATCTGATAACGCCTCCTTGTTTACTTTAAATTTCTTGCCACCAAAGTCGTATTCTCTAACTTCAGGAGCGTCTTCATCTGAATCGTCATCATCATCAGAATAGCCATCTTCGCTTTCATCAAGGTCTTCTTGCGAATCCTCAACGTCTTCGTCAACGGTTTCTGTGTGTGATTCGTCAGTATTTTCTTCTGTTTCTGTCTCAATTCCGTCTGCGGCTGTTGAGTCGTTCATAATTTGATTCCTTACTGTTGGGGGATTCCCTGCGGTGGCAATGGCTGTCCCTGTGGTTGTATTGGTTGACCCGTATTTGGATCAATTTGTGGAGCTTGCGGTTGTTGAGGGGGTTGCTGTGGTTGTTGAGGTTGTGGCTGTGTAGCCATCCTCATCCTTTCAGCAACTTTCTCAGCACCTTCAAAGTCCATGTGTTCTAATAAAATATCACCGATAAATTCTGCCGATCCCGGTACTTGTCTCATTATCTCTATCAATGTTTCTCTAGTCTCTTCACGTTGGGATTCGTATGTTGGCCCTGCTTTCACTGTCACATCATATCGCCCTGTGTTTAGATCATATAATTTTTCTTCTATTTCATTTTCTTCGTTAACTTGGTTTAGATCTTGTTGGTTTGCAGCATTAGAGTTTACTAGCTGAACCACTTTTTCTTTCTGGTCTGATCCTATAATCCTTAACGTATCTCTTGCCGTATAAACGCTAGGTATAATCTCGACCAAACACTTGCCAGCGTATTGAATCGCCCTAGACAAGTTATCCACAAAATGAAAGTTAGATACATCAGACTCTTTCTGGCGAGCAAGGATAGCCTTTCCACTGGTTTCATTTGATCTAGCTCCAAGAGAAGTATCATAAATCCCAATAATAGCTTTCATGTCATCCGCTGCCATCATGGATTCGTTAATCGCTCCCGATGGGACACCAGCAAAAGGTTGTCTTGTCGGGGCCGCACCTGCTGACGGGTCATATTCCAAAGTGGCGTGGCTTCTGGTATTAGCAGATTCCCATTTCTCTGCGTCATCAGGATGAATAAATCCTCTAGGCCCAATGAATGGAGCTTTCGGAGCGAGTGCCACCAATTCAGTAGAAGCTGAACGCCAAAAGTTGAGCATCATCTGTGAGTCTTTTGCATCATGGATCATTGACCTAAAATGTCTACGTCCATCGTAAATTATTTCTTCTCCCCAAACAGGACAGATCGGGATTGATTCGCCCGGCCACTCATCTTCCTCCAGAACATCCTTGCCACTTAAAACCCTTCTCATTACTTTATGCGTTTGGACAAGTCTTTCTCTTTTGATGTTTACACCTTCCACCAACATCAGCATCCTACCGTCATCGGTTAAAGATGATTCTCGTATAACCATCCCGTTATCTAACTCAAGCAATTTCCTAGTTACAGGTTCTCGCAGAAAATACTCTGCAACCTGAATATGTTCCTCATGAATTGAGAAATGGTTTACCGTTCCTCGTTCATCTCCTTGGAAGCTACTTGCTTCTCGATCAGGCCATTGACTCTCAAATTCGTCCTTAGTAAAGAAGTCACTTACGAAACCATAGTTCCAATCAGAAGCATCAAACTCAGTAGAGTTAACATCCCAATGGACTAATAATGGATTTGGTATTCTGTGGATTCTAGCCTCTAGGTCAAAAGACTCAGGACTTGCGTAATGAATGCCAATACGGAAAAAACCAAAGCCACCTGACACCGCATGATCCAAGGCAGTATCAAAAGCGATATCAGCGTTTGAGTTTCTTTGAACAGCTCTAACCAATCCATTAATAACTTCTGCCGTAGCTTTATCTGCCCCATTGTCCACAGGTGAAACAATGATTCCCGGTTTATTCTGACGGGCATCGTTTACAACTTGGCGAACAAATGGAGGAATTTTATTGATGGTCAAGCAGGGTCGAGATTCAAGCTCTCGTTGACGTTTTACATCTCTAGGCCATTGATCACCTAAACGTCCAAAACTTATATCCTCTTCATATCGGTTGCGATTAAAGTCAGAGCCATCTTGTGACTCTTCAAACCTTTCAGTCGCACCTTTTATGATGTCGGCTTCTTTGTTAGAATCACCCTTTTTAGGTCTTTCGCTTTTCTCTGTTTTCTTTTCTTCGTCTTGTATTGCTTCCATTTAGTGTACCCTTTTCGACTACATAATTTGATTTACAATATAACCTTTTTTATTTAATTATTCTAGTAAGTCATTAGCTGAACATCCTTGCCAAAGATCCAAGTCCACCACTTTTCCCCTTGCTCTTGCCATCTGGGAGTAATTCATCTATCCCTCTAGCCCCATCAAAAGCAGACCCTATATTGACATTGCTTAATCCACCAGTAGGCCCAAAATCTTGAGCAATGGCTATCTCACCACCCCCACCAATGTCACCAGTTACGATATTGCTATAATCTGAATCTTTAGTTGAGACATCTCCTAGACCAGCAAAGTCTTCAGCAGTTAATCCCCCAGCTGTAGTTGGTTCAGCAAGCGTTTTTATGGCAGGGGCAAGTTGTAATAAAAAATCAGCTATACCTTGCTCTGGTTCTGCTTGGCTCATGTCAATTTTCTCTAGCCCGATATAAGCATTCGGGTCTAACTCATCCCACCCTGTTTTTTTCTTTTTAGCCATTATGAAAGTCCTTTATCTTTTTCCGTTTGTTTTGCCATCTTTAATTCATATTCCAAATCAGCCATTATCACTTTAAGCTGATGATAACCATTCTTTAATCTCAGCATACTCAATCCTGTCTCTGAGATAGCATCTTCCAGCCTGTCTCTTATTTCTTTTTTCTTTGTTTCTATCTCAAAAGTCATCCCATCCATCCAGTAGTTGCGCGAGGCGTTAATCGTTTTCTAGTCACACTTGGCCTTTGCACCAACTTAGGAAACAAGTGAGTAAATCCCCAGACCATTGCATCCACTCTATCAGGGGATCCTTCTCCAGCATACCCTCCTGCCGTCATCTGGCACATTTGATCCTCTAGTTCAGAGAAAGTCCCAACGTGACTAATCCTTCCCAAACTGTAAAGCGAGCTAATTGGTTCAGCGCGAATATGCTTACCTCGTGTGGCTCTGACCTCAACAATAGGAATGCCCGGTCTGATACTTTCCAAAGTATGCCGCACCATATCGCCTCCTTGATTGATTTCGATAACAATTGCATCAGCTTCCCATTTATCAAAAACGCTTATAGCCCTATTAGCCCATTGAGAAGGCGTTCCCTGTCGAGATACATCATCAAGCACATACCCACGCTGATCGCCATCGCCCAAACCACAAACAATAATTCCATGCTCGTTAGACTTTTCCTCAGAGGAAATCGCTGGATCAACGCTGACAACAATTCTACCCATTTCTGGTAACTCTTCACGCCTGTTTTGATGAAACGTTTGACGGTCCCAAATTGCTCCAACAGCAGTCGGTTCATACTCACCCATCCAGATATGACTGTATCTATCCCGTTTCTGATCTTTATCAAATAGTCTTTCATCGTTTAGCTCTTTTGGAAAAAATTTATTATCATCAAAGTTAACTTTCTTGATGATTGCATTTTTAGGAGTGACTTCACTTCTGAACAACTTATCAACTGGGTCATTAGCATTTCTTGGGTTCCAACTAAACCACAGCTGACTCCCCGGTTGTCTTATGGTTGGGATCAACACCTCTAATGATCGCTGAGAGATCGTTTGAGCCTCTTCAATCCAACACCTATCAATGCCTTCCATAGATTTAATCTGATCCGTAGTCATCGCCCCAAGCCCAGCAAATAGGAACACTGTGCCGTTGGCTCCTCTAATTTCATTCTGCAAAGAGGTATAGTGATCCTGCAACCCCAGTATCTCTATCTGGTCATCTAGCAACAGTTTAACAGAATCCTTGATAGATCGCTGAACTTCCCTGCCACATAAGATCCTTAATTTCTTATCGTAACCCTCACACAGTAATGCCTTGGCAAAAGAGTGAGATTTTGCTGACCCTCGACCCCCAAAATAGGCTTTATACCTATACGGTGAGTATAGATCCATAAAAGGTGCTGGAATCTCAATATCTACTTCTTCAATTAATGTCTGCATCGTCATCGATCTCCTCCTCTAATTCAATTGCCTCATCTTCTGCGACAACACCAACAATATTTAAGACCTTGATAGGCCTATTCCCACCATTCAGTTCCATCTTCATATCCGTTGGTAGTTTCGGTTCAGTCAAATCTGCAATCAACTTAATGGCACTCATGTTCCCTTTTTGGGCTTCACGGTTTGTAACTTCTGCAATAACTTCTGCATTATCACTGTGTTCAAGCTCAATTCCCTTTGCAGCTAAAACCTTCAAAATATCAGCGTTAGGAGTCTTTCGCATAACAGCATTAAGCCTTGCTCTTAATCCATGTTTAGTTCCCACCTTCATTCCTTCAGGATTACCAGATTGCCCCGGTAAAAATCCCTTACCAGTTACTCCACCCGTTGCCTTTTCGTTGCTATCAGTCATGTATTGGCTCAAATGCTTCCCCGTTTCTTAATATCTCAATATCAGGGAATAGGTCATTAAATCGTTTAACAATAACGTCACAATATTTTGTATCTAACTCCATCATGTAGCATTTACGGTTTAGCTTTTCGGATGCGACCATCGTAGCCCCAGAGCCTCCAAATAAATCCAGAACAGTCTTGGCTTTATGGTTTCCGATTGCCTTCTCAGCTAGTTCCACTGGCTTTTGGGTGGGGTGAAAGTCGTTGCGTGACTCCCTGTCTATCTCCCAGACAGTCGTTGCCGTATTTCCCCCAGACCATCGCAAGGTCGCTCCCTTTGGCTTCCAATATAGACAAGGCTCGTGTTTCTGCTTGTATTGGATATTCATGTTGAAAGTTGCGTTGTTTTTTACCCAGATAATTAGGGCGTGTATTTCGCCACACTTCCCCACAGCCTCGTACAATTCATTCGGCTTTGTTCCCGCATACCAAACATAGCAAGGGCCGTTACAAAACTCAGCTATTACGGGGATAACGTCTGTGTAGATAGAAGTCCCTTTGTGATCGCCTTTCAGCTTTTCACGCTCCCTACCGGGGCCACCAGTGTAATCAACCCCATAAGGCGGGTCAGTGAACACCATGTCGGCCTTCTTCCCATCCATCAGCTTGTCAACCGCATCCTTTGCCGTTGAGTCCCCGCACAGCAAGCGATGACCGCCCAACTGGTATAAGTCCCCCAACTGGCTAATAGCCTTTTCAGGGGCTTCTGGCACATCATCCTCACCGTCTAGCCCCTCAGAGCCACCCACGTTATCTAGCAAGTCCTCAAGCTCGTCTGTGCTAAACATTGACTCCATAATCTCAGGGTCAATATCTGCTAGTACTTCCTTATCCCATTCAGCTAACTCTGCTGATCTGTTATCGTATAAAGCTAATTTTAATTTCTGTTTTTCGCTTAATCCTTTACGCTGAACAACCACCCATTCATTACCGTCAGCCTGTACGATTTTAACCTTCTCAATCCCTGCTTCACTCAATGCTTCATAAGTTCCATTACCAGCTAGGATATTCCCATCTTCATCAATAACACCTGATCGGGCTGCACCAACCTCACGCAAAGAATTAGCAACCATCCCAATGTTTCTAGGATTATGCTTTCTTGCGTTATTCCGATCAGGCTTTAAGTCTGCTAATTTAACCATTTTATTACCCTTAACTTAAAAAAAGGTTCTGGCAGAATTCTTTATGCCCAATTGGATAGGCACGGAGGGGAGGAGGCCCCACGTTAGAAAACTACCAGAGCCATATGGCTATTCAATAACTTGGCTTGGGCTTTCTTGTTTTCCGTGGTTTTGGCTTTGTCGGTTTCGATGTTTTTTTCATATTAAAATGAGTCAAACATTTTGTTAGCCCGTTTTTTTATAGATGCGGTTGATTTTGGCTTTACCACTTTGGGTTTTGGCTTTGGCTTTTTTTTTGCCGCTACCTTATCGTTGATCCTCTGGTTGATGACTGACCGTGGACTTTTTGCTTTTTTATTCGCATACGATGAATTAATTTGTTTTGCCCTTGTTACCATTTATTTCTCCTTTTTTTTCCAGCTATCGATACCCTTCTCAACAGACCTGCCAGCAATATATCCTCCGATCCCAAGTTTCAATAGATCCCACATGTCCGGGGGAATATCTAGCTTTATTGCCGATCCACCGAATAATTGAATGTAGGGGAAAAGAATATAATTGTTTGCAATAATAGCAACGAAACAAAGCATGGTGATGGGCCTCCAGTTCCGTGCTAATGAGCTCTGACTTTTTGCTTCTGCCGTAATAATATCTTTTTGATAAGATACAAACTTTACTTCATGTTCCAACATCTGGGCCTTAATAGCCTGTTCTAATTCGTTTTTTTTATCTTTGTCCTCTATGAACTTGCCAGCCAGATTTGTTATCCCTGAAACCATTCCTGTAAAATCAAACATTAGCCCACCCACATTACGTTTTGAGGTTTATCTTCATCCACATCTACATGGACCCATCCTCCTGCATATACACCCACACGTTTGAACGATTTCATGCAAAGAGCAATCAATTCATATCGGTCTGGCCCGTTAGTACAAGACAGGTCAACCGCTAACCCTTTTATATGGGATGAGTTTTTTGAGGAATGAGGAATCTTGTCGTTATGTTCTTGGCATCGATATCCACTATTGATAATAAGTGAACGCCCTATCTCTGTTCTTAAGGCTTGGAGTTTTTGCACAAGGCCAGAGTCAATATCAGCGACTCCACAATGAGGACATGCAAACTCATCCTTGTAGAAGTTTTCCGATACTTTCTCTCTCACCCGTGGCTCGATCTTATAAGCATCATCCATGAACTTATTCTACTGATGAACAGAAACCAAGTCAATACAGTTATAACGACAACGCTATATCTTTGTTTTTTTTCAATCGGGCTTTTTCTCTAATATTATTATAGTCTTTAAAACATCTTTCCGTTCCACAAGTCCGCTTGTTATGATGGTGCGTTTGCATTTCTAGCCCACAGGCCGCGCAATTAAATACTCTAGCTGAATTGGGATATTTTTTCCTATTACCTCTCAGCCTTATACACTTTTCTGATCCGCAAGTAATCTGGTTCGATCTCTGGCCTTCAACCGTAATCTTGCATTCCACGCAGGTTACTAAAATACCCCCTATCTTTTCTTGCCCCCAAGGAGTTTTTTTAAGAGATACTGATATTTCTTTATACTTTTTATTCATTTCCGCTTGCCCACTTATTATACGAATGAGCTTTCCTTCAGGACTAAGCACTTTTATATCCCCAACCATTTTGGCCTCTTTCTGTTTTTTTGGTAAATAAAAATCTGGGGATGTGATATATTCACATTTCAAACTGTATCTCCCAGATATAAGTTTGTGCCTCAGACGGGGCGAGGGATTCGGCTCCCCTTGCCCCACTCCTTCCCACATATCACTCAGTATTCTTTTTCCTCAATGATCCTTTCCGCTTCCCGAAATGCTACCCCTGAAACAAAGCTATTAAAAGTGACATCTCCGTAAGCGGACCCTGCGTTGATAGCACTCACAACCTTGCGTATCATTTCGATCTGCTTGTCATTCTTGAATCTAATCTGAACCCTTTTACCCCCAAGAGAAGGCCGTCCCGTTGCGTTTTTCATAAATCTCCGTGTGGTTATATTATAGCAATTATAAGATGAGCTCCTACATACCCTATAGATAACCCAATTATTACCCATGCAGCCCTGTCTAAATATTTTTCATTAGTCATTTTTTTTTCCTCTCAAGAAAGAATTGTAATATTTTTAGGAATAAGTTAAACACGATGGTTTACTTTCCTTTTAAGTGGGACATACGCTTTAAATTTAACAACGCGCCTAGCAGTGATAACTGCTGGCTCACCTGTTTTCGGGTTTCGCCCAATTCGTTTAGATTTGTTTCTTGTGCTAAAACTACCAAACCCCCGAATCGTCACTTCACCCTCATCAACAAGACCTTGCTTGATAGATTCTAAAACGGCTATTACAGCAAAGGATGCTTTCGCTTGAGTCATCTTTAATTCCTTCGCTACTTTATCTGTTAAGTCTGCTCTTGTCATATTATCTCTCCTTTTTAGGTAGTTGCGAAAATATCATATTGATTACTGCCCGATATTGGTCTTGTTTATTTTTGCCTTTAAATTGTTTTATCATTAGCGACCCAATAACATCTCTTAAATGATCTAAGTCTTTTGATTTAATGTTCATCTCATCTCTCCCCTTGATTGTTGAATTGCATCTCTCATATCGCTTCCCCACTGCTTCCATGTTTGCTGATTTAATTTGTAAACTAAAATTGATTCTGGGATTGTATTGACCTTGCAACCATCAAGCTCCATGAAATAAAAATATCCGTTGCCTTTGATAAACTCAAGACCGTGAGGCTTTAGAATCGCATTGAGGTTTTTCATTGTGGCTCTCATCTGTGATTGCCTCTTTAAATGTTAGTTGATTTATTTCTAGGCAGTCGATTGATTAATCTAATTATTCCTTCATCTTTATTTTCCCTTGCTTCTTTTCTTATTTTCATTGCTTCTATTGATATAGATGAATTAAAGATTTCTGCTCTTATTTTTGCTAAGTAATTAATCATCCCTTCTTTGGTTCTTGGTTGTCTCATTTGATTCCCCCCTGCGTTAAGTTTAAATTTTGTTTCGTTAAGTTCATATACACATATTATCATATCTGTTCACCTTGTCAACTATAATCAACAAATAAATAAGGGTTACAGTACGAATAA